TAGCTTTGTTAAATTTTTCTTTCCAATATTCAATTTCTGTTTGTTGCTGGCGTACTTCCAATTCATATTTGCCAATTAAATCCATTGCTTCATCAAATTGTTTACTCAAAATTTCTAGTTCATTTGCGTTCATGTTAATTTTCCTGATTCAAATCGTTCTTGCCATTGTTTACTACGATATTGCTCTTGTTCGTATGCCACCTGTAATTGTTTAATTTGTAATTCATATTGCTTCATATAACTCAATGCAATATCCAAATCAGTTTGTTGCTGGCGTAATATTGCAACTATTTCATCTTGAAAGAATCCATCTTTGCCGCCTTTTTCTATTGCATCAGCTAATTCATTTGCGTTCATTGTTTTCCTTTTAATGTTTTAAGGTAGTTTTTAAGGGCTTTGTCGTCATCTTGAAATATTCTGTCAAATAACTCCCGAGTTGGGACTCTGGCGGTATGCGCTTCAAAAGTGCCATGAAACACATAGTAAGAAAATGCCCTACAAGCCCATTCATAAGCTCTACAGTCGTCTGCTTGGTCGCACTTGTCACAAGGGGCTTCACCCTCAAAAACTCGTCTTGCATAAGTTTCCATTAACCAGCTTGTGCGTAAAGCACATCGTCAAACTTTTGCCACAAATTAAGCGCTATTACCATTTCTGTAATGTCATTGTCGCCAATGTAAGCGTATGTTATTTCATCGTTATAACCACGCAACTCAACTTTTGTATTGCCAAGAATTATTGAGTCAATGTAATGTCCGTCTTTCATAATTTCCCCTTTAAAGACTGTAGTTTCTTCTTAATTACAAGGGGTTTATATAAGGACATACCCTAATGTGTTTTTATACAGTATAAATTGTATTAATACTTAAATAAGTATACAAATATCGGACAACCGCCTTAAAAAAATAATGGTGTAAGTGCATGAAATTTCAAGAAAAAGTCATGCAAAAATAGGACATTGACAAGCATAACAAAGTAAATTTTGGGGCAATAACAAAGTAAATAAAAAGTTTCCCAAACGGGCAATTTTGATGAAAAAGTGTGCAAAAAATTAAAAATATTCCCGATAGGGGTATTTTGTAAGGTTTAGTAAAAAAATTACTAGCAAAATAAAAAATTGTCTAGTAACACACATTAGGTTAGCGTGTAAAAAGTATGTTAAATGACTCATTAATAAGTCAAAACTTTACAATTCCATGTCTACAACTTTACAATTATCCGCCAAAACTTTACAAAAATGTCTACAACTTTGTTGATATGTATACTTTTTGTCAATAACTATACACATAGGTATCAATATGTATATCAAATTAGTACCTATAGGTAACAGGGCTGTATTTGGCAGTTACTAGCTATTAGGTGGAAAGCCGCAAAAACCCTAACTTACTGCATCCTACATTGGCGGCTTAACGCCCAAAAAATTAGGTGGGGGCGGTCTGCACGGACAGACATGGTAGGCGAAAGGGGAAAACGCCTCGCCCCCGTTGTTTAGTTTAAACCACTTTTCAGTTTGTAAATTTTAAGTAATGCTAAAAACATTTCGTAGCCATCACGAAGGTCTTGCTCTTTATGCTCGTATATTGCGACTTCGCCAGTTTCGCCATTAATGTATACATTGGCGCACCGTGCTGTGGGCGCTAAAACCGCTCTATACGCTGCAAGCTGAAGGGTATACTCTAACCAGGGTGTTAGTTCACCAGGGCTTTTTTCTGTCGTCTTGAAGTCAATAACAACCCCACCGAAGTCATGCTTTGGCTTGCAATATAAGTCGCATTTTCCACCATAGCCTTCTTGGTTTACTAAAGACTGCTCTGCAATCCATAACTGCGCCCCAAAATGAGCCGTTACAGCGTCATCTACCTTGCGGACATACTCAGGTATTGCTGGTAGGTATTCTTGGCTGTAGAAGCTCTCTAAGAAGTCGTGTATTTGAGTACCCCTAGCCATAGCGTCTTGGGACTTTTTCTTAGCCAAGTCCATAATTCTAGCAATGTATTGTTTTTCTTCTTCACCTTCTTGGCGTGGGTTTTCAATAGCAGCTTTAATAGCTTCGCCTTGCAACCAAGTATTTAGCCCATCTTTAGACAACTGCCCATTTATAGTGGACACAGACGGCACTAAAGTACCTGGCGCTGCTTTAGCATCCCTAAGTGTTGTATTTCTTTCTTTGCCATTCTTGCCGGTCATTGTATAGCGTGGTGCGCCAGTTAAGGCGCAATACCAATGTTGTGACATATTTTCCCCTTTGTAATGCGTTTTAATTACATTTTAAAAATGGTGGCAATTTTTCGCCAGTTTTTACTTCTAAACGCCAATCATACAATTTATCACAATGATTAATTAATTTTGTTCTGGGCGATTCTTTAATTGCCAAAAAATCTTCAACAGCTTGGCAATAACCTTGATGATAACCACGCCTGTAATGTTGTTCTTTATTAATAACTTCTTTTGGGTCTACATTTTCATTTCCCGTAACCCATTTAATTATGTAATCTTGTTCAATCATAAAACCCCCAATTAATTAAGTAATTCTAAAATTGCTTCTCTGTCTGTTTCAGAAATGCAACAATCTGCACATACTTGAATCACATCTTTTAGTATTAACTCTAAGTCTTTGGGTTCAAAAGAAATTAACCGCCTTTCTTCATCAACCCCATAGGCTTCCATAGTAATAATGGCTTTGTCGCCAATAACATCTTTGATGTGACTCAGCATGGCTATTCCTTAAAATGGAAGATTGTCATCTTCAATGGTATTGCGCTTAATTTCATCGCTACCAGCAGGTTTAAATCCCATAGGCTCTTTTACTTTGCCTACAGAAACGCTAAAGAATTTACCAGCTTTAGGTGATTCTTTTACCCATGCTGATAACCAATGCTCTTTACCATTAATCATAATTGACCCTGTAAAATCAGGGTGCGACTCAGAAATCTTGCGTGTGTTTTTGAAAAGGCTTCCAGCCCCCTCTTTCATTTCGTATGCCATGATTAAATTTCCTTTGCTTTTACTACTGGTTGAGATTTGTTTACTGCTGTATTTCCATCATCATCGGCTTGCACAACCCCAATGACTGCTGCTAAAGACGCTCTCCGCATATAGGTAAGAATTGCCATACATCCATGCGCATCCACTTTACTTAAAGGCATAGACATTTCTTGACTAATCCATTCGCCAGAAGAATGGGTAAGAATAGTAGTTAAAGACATAGACTTGTCTAATTCTGAATAAGTCCCAGGGAATTGAGCCACAGCCAAACCATTACTAGCCAGCAAATCGCGGCAAGCATCCCATACAGACTCCAAGTCCGCATACTTAGACTTAAAAAATGGGTTAGCAGAGTCTTTCTTGGCATGGGTAAGTTTCCCTTGTACGGTTGATAGTGCTTTGGCTAAGTTAGCAATGCTTTCTGATTGCATCATTTTCTTGCCTCCATCATTTCATCTGCAACGGTATAACAATCTGAAGCAACATCTGACATAACATAATCTTCAGTTAATTTTAAAAGAAAAGCATTTAACGCTTTTGCCGCAAAATAATCACGCAAATCCATACCTTCTGAGGATGGGGTATAAAAACAACCATCTCCATCATCCATAGGTTCTTTTGAAATTGAAGGAAATGCTTTCATTTTTCGCCCCTAATTGATGGAAAAGAAGCCAAAGGATTGCCAAAAATATTAGCAAAAGTATTAATTACATCTTGTAACAATGGGTCTACATGGCTATTGCGTTTTGGTTTGCCACAGGCTTGGCGAATACAGTCCACTTGCTCTTGGCTTAATTCACCGCCAAATTCCATGTCGTCAAGTGCTGACTCTAAGAATTCTTCATGCTCAAGCATTAATTGGTTTAATTCAGACATTTAAGTTCCCCTTAAAAATATACCAACATTGGTATAAGTAATACTTTAACACAAGCAAACAAAAAAAGCGAAGTCTTTGCAAATAAACAACAAATAAGTTAAACTTGGTGAATGGACACAAAATTAAAACTTACCGACACCGCAATTATTGACCTTTTGGGTGGCACAGCAAAGGTAGCAAGAATGTGCAAAGTAGACCCAGCAGCCGTGTCTAATTGGCGCATTAGGGGAATACCAGCCGACAAATATATGTTTTTGGGCGCAAGAATAGAAACTGAAAGTCATGGGCTTGTAACTCGTCAAGACTTATTTCCCAAAAACTATTTTTTAATATGGCCTGAATTGTTGCCAAAAAGCAACGCATTTATACAAATAGAAGACTAATGCTTAAATTACCTAGCGTTACCATTTGCGCTATAGACTCGGTTCAGCCTGACAAAGCCAAAAAAGCCATAGAAAGAAGCAAAAGACACATTGAATTTGGTGGCGAATTATTTATTGACCACATGAGTATTGACAGTCGGCAAGCGTATAGCAAATTTGTGCTTCAAGAGCTACATAAATACATTCATACGGACTTTGTTTTAATAGTGCAATGGGATGGGTGGGTAATTGACGCAAAGGCTTGGCAGCCCCAATTTTTAGACTACGACTACATAGGGGCAGTATGGCCTTGGCATCCTGAAGGACTGCGTGTAGGTAATGGGGGTTTTTCGCTACGAAGCAAGAAGTTGTTGCAATTATGCGACACTTCTAAGTTTGTTTACAACAATAAAAATGAAGATGACCTAATATGTCATTTTAACCGTGACTACTTGGTTAGCAATGGAATAAAGTTTGCCCCAGAAGAATTAGCAAGGTATTTTAGCTATGAAAGGGAGTTGTCAAATTTGCAAACCTTTGGTTTTCATGGAGATTTTCACATGAGTAAATACTTGTAGTATTATTGCAGTCCGCACTCCAGGCGTACTAAGCACCTAAATCGGTGGCGTGGAAGAAAAGATAGGCGAGTG